CCCGCTGCGGTGAGCCCCTTGATAGCGTGTTGGAAGTCCACCTGCCGGGTCACGAAGTAGTCCCGCATGGCAGCGGAGGGAATCCATAGCTCGTGGGTATCGGGCTCGTAGCGCAATCGCAGGGGGCCCCGGGGCTCCCGAATAGGAGCCTGCGGCGCACCATCTACCTTTGTCCCGTTGATAACAAGGGCGTTATTAAGGTTCTCGTTTATGTAGGTAGTCAGCGTTTCCTGTGCAGCCAAGTCAGTATCGGAAGCGGGACGAATGACATCTGTGCGAATAGCGTTGATAACGGTCAGGGCATACTGATACACCCGGGATATGTCGATGGAGATTATTCCTAGCTTACGGGCTATGCTAGCCGCAGTAAATGCGCAAGCCATGACAATTGAATAGAACCGATCCGACTGATCCAGATTCAAATCCTTATCTATCTTCAGCTTTATTTTATTAAGCTGGTCAGTAACCTTCTCCCGGTTCTTCAATACATACTGGATAAATACAGGGCCTGCCAATCCGTAGTTATCCGCCAACGCCCCGAATACGGCATCCGACTCCTGCTTGGTTACATTTGCAGGGCGAAGGATTCGCAGTTCAATCAAGCGCCGTAGCTCCCCATCGGAAGTACTCTTGAGGCGACTCAGCTTGTCATACAGCGAGGAGTTGCTGGACATAATCACAAAGGTCATCCAAGATGTGACGTTGACCCGTAGCTTATTGGTTTGCGACTCCATGCGGTGCTTGCCCCGACCTTGCGGAATATCGTAGATTAGTTCTGATAGTTCCTCGTCAGCAAGGTTGGTAACCTCATCCATCGTTGCCGCCATGCTATTGAGCATCCCTACCCATTGCATCTTGGACTGCGTAGTGTCCGACTTCTTCATGAGCAGATTGCTTGGATGCCCGAAGATGGAGTTGATAACCATCTGTGCAGTAGTTTTCCCCGTACCTGACTTGTTGGACATCAGGTTAATAGCTGCACCACGCACCTCCATGCCCCCGATCAGGCGTAAGAGGGGAGCGCCAAACCCAAAGAACAGCGCCAGCGCATGAGCTTCCATGCCGGGGCGGTCATAAAAGTTAGCGATCTTTGACCAGTTCTCCAGTGATCCTTTTGCAATCAGCATGGGGGCTACGAGCCTAGTGCCGCTGGCTGCGGGAGCAAGGCGGATTTCCTTCGCCGTGTACTCCAGTTCGCCTACAACAAACCCCGAGTCATCGGGCGTCCAGCCCATCTGATTGCGAGTGCGGTCTGCGGCAAACATCTTCTGCAAGCTGCGGGTTGAGGAAGCCATGTACGCCATGATTTTGTCCAGTTCATTGTTAATTGCAATCACCCCATGCTTGAGAAGCTTGTCCCGCATCTTCTCTTTGGTAAGCAAGCTTGTAATGGGGACTACAAACCTACGGATGCCATCGTGGGGGGTATGCAGATTCACGCCCACTACCTCCCCGTCACCATCCCCGTTCTCATCAGAGTCGTAGAACCTTGACGTTAGATATAAGTCGTACTTGTAAATCTCAAGCTCAACCGGATCACCATCCTTGTCCTTAGTCTTTAGGTACACGCCGCCGTGCAGGCCCCGGAAGTAAGGAAACGGGTAAACCGGGATAGCAACCTGAACGGTGGCTGGAGCAACGAGGTCGGTGTTATCGGGCTCCAGTTGCTGCTCAACCACATAGGCATCGTCAACGATATGAGCCGCTTCAACCTTACGCCCGAGGGCAATGGGGCTGGTGCATTTCTGTTGGCATCCGGTGCAGGCGGCGCGGTAGTTAGCCCGATACCACTCACAGGTCATCGGCCCTTGCGTAGCCTCGGCCTTACGGATGGTGTTGTCCACCGAATACCCGGAGTGCGCTCGGGATAGGGTATGGATGGCAGTCTCGCCATCGGTGCAGCGCCAAGCAATCGACAGCGCCGCTCTCCACAACGGTTCCTCCAGTGAGGCTGCGTTCTGCACGGCATGAGCAATCTGGGCGCATCCTGTACCCCGTAGGCTTCGGCGCACGATCCGGGTGAACTCAGATGCAGGGTACTCTCCGCCAGCTAACGCCTTGGTCATTGCGTCCATGCCGTAGGCCCGGGCAGCACTCAGGTCTACTTCGGCTGGCACGGGTAGCAGAGCCTTGATGGTCTCTATCGCAGACACAACCCCTTTGACGATTAGCTGCACTGGCAGGGGCGGGTTCGCCTTGTGGTTCTCGGTGTCCAGCATTCGCAATATACGGGCGGCGTCTGCGGTTACCGTCAGGTCGATCAACAGCTTCTGTGCAACACATAACTGCTTGAACTCCCGGGCCAGCGGTCTCCATGTCTCTAGGTCTAACTCTGCGTTAATCGGCCAGTATGCGTGTACCCCGCGCCCCGAGTTCACTACGAAGGGTTCAGGCAGCTTGGTGGTGGTCAGGAATTCTCGCAAGGCAACCAACGCCAGCGCCCTATCAGCATAGGGTTTACCCTCCCCGCAGTCGAGGTCTACGAAGAATGAACGAAGGGCTTTGGCGTTCTCAGCCTTGCGCCCCTGCTCCGTATCCCGAAAAGTTGCAAGTGCAAAGAACGCATCTGCATGTTGGGCAAGTAACTGCTTGCCTCTAGTTTCCAGACCCTCAATGGTGTCGTGGAAAGTTGTAATTATCTTGCCCTTTTTGATCCCTACAACGCAGTAGGAACCAGCCGAAGGCAGCACGGCTGTATAAAAGGAAGTGGTCACGAATCCTCACGGTCTGGGATTACGGAAAAAAGGTGGGGCGGCAGTCCGTGGGCTGCGGCGTCGAGGAGGGATCAACTCCCCCAAGCCCCGGGTCGGAACTATATCCGATCTTTGAGGTACTGGGCTAACAAACTTTCTAGCCTCTCTTTGTGTACCTTAGAGGGTCGAAACTGCCCTGTAAACCACGAGTACACAGTCTGCCTCGACACCTCCATAGCAGCAGCAACTTCCGCTACCGGGATGTCCTTGTTGAGGCAAAACTTTCCTAGCTGTACGCCGACCAACGTCTTATCCCCCGCCTGAATGGCTTTGGCAGACTTGAAGGAGTACCCGCGAGAATCACTCATCGTCCGATCCCCACTCATCAAGCAGCGCACCTACATCCTTGGTAGTCGTTACAGGGGGATCAACCTTCTTGGTAGCCCGTTTAGTCGGGGCTGGGGCCTCTTCCTCCTCCGCAGCTTCTGGCGGCTTCACAGGCGCTCTGGTGGCCTTGGCGGGGGCTTCCAATGCAGGCTTTGCAAACGATGCCGGGAGTGCTGGCAGTTCCTTCTGAACCATCTTAAATTCGATGGCTTGCGTAGAGTCATCCGAGCCGCCTTGTGTGCGGGAAACGGCCAACTCATCCCGGGTCAACGGGCGCACAGCACGGAACTTCAACACGGGCACAGCCTCGGTGGTATCGAACCTTGCTTCGGTCACGATGCCCGACATAGGAACCCCATGCCCAGCGAGGAACTTGGCATACGCTTGCAGGGGCATCTTGTCACCCTCTGCCTTACCGAACAGCGACTTAGCGGGAAGCTGCAAGCGGAACACGTTGCCGCCGATATCGCCTTCCAACACCACAGCAAACCGCTGGCTATAGCGGCAAGCACGGGACTCCCCCTGCCCTGATCCAGCGATGTTCTGGGCGCAAGTTGCGCAGGAATTACTCTGCGGAGTTTTGATGGCGCTGTCCGGGGTCTTGCCGTCCGCAGAGAAACACGCGGGGCTAGTGGACTGCCCTTCTTCGTAGCTGCCTTCGTAGTAGGTACGCGCCACAGCCGGGGCTGCGTTGACGAACACAAGGTTCATCGCACGGTCTTCGTTCTTGGCAATCTCTTCGCCGCCAACGATCATGCGCCACACACCTCCCTTGATGGAGATGGTCTTGCCCCCGGAGCTACCTGCAAGGCGTTTTGTAAACTCGTCAGTGTCCCCACGAAGGTAGTCGGGAAGCTGCGCACCGGATTTGAAAAGAGTGAGTTCAGTCATGTAAATTGATCTAATGGTTAGATAGGATGGAATAGAGGGTTGGGTAAAGCGTTACTTTGCGGTTGACCTCCGTACAGATATGGAATACTTGGAATCGACGTTGATGCCCTTGGGCAGCAAGTCGGGGTTTTCTTTCAGGAACTGCTTCATGTTGGTCTGATGCACCCTCTGCTCCAGCAGTTCAACAGCGTCATGCTCCTTGATGAAGGCGTACATAGAGCCCCAATCGTTCGTCCAGTAGCGGGTCTTCACTGTGCGGCTAAAAGTGCCGTGCGAAGTCTTGCCGCCGTCTTGTCCTGTGGACTTGCAGATGGTCAGTAGCTCAGTCTCAACCAACTCCATCTGTGCCTTGATGTCGTTGATCTTCTCTTCCATCTCTCGCGTGAGTGCATCTCTAGCATCGCGCATCTTGATGTAGACACGGACTAGCTTGTCCGCATCGTACCTGCGTTCTTCGGTCATGTTTGCTTCCTTTGGTTGGGAATCTTTATTATACACAGTTAATTTCCATTGTCAAGCAATCTCCTGTTGGTACAAGTCAACGAGCCCTTGGTGCAAGTCTATCTTCCCGTCCAACATGGCGTACATGCGGCGCTCTACCGGACTGCCCTGCAAGCGGACAACGGTGACGCTATTCTTCTGCCCCGCTCGGTGTGCGCGTGAGTTGCCTTGGATGTACAACTCTGCGGAAGAAACGGGCCCCCACCATACAACGGTGTCGGCCTTCGTCAATGTGATGCCATGTGCGGCAGCTTGCGGGATGAGCAGAATCACCTTCGGAGAAACCTCTGTCTGGAACCGCTTGATGGAGTCAGAACGCTGGCTGGCAGACACGCTCCCGCTGATGGACTCCGAAGTAATTCCCGCCTTGGCAAGCGCCTGCTCCAGCATCATCAACGCATGGCGAAACGGGACGAACACGATGACCTTGTGATCGGTCTGCGCAATGACATCCAGTAGTTCGTTGACGCGGTTGGACACATCGAACTCAACGACTTCCCGCTCTGTGGTGTACGCGACTCCCTGTGCAATCTGAAGCAGCTTATTGAGTAGCCCTGCTGCGTTGACTGCCGTAATTTCTGAGCCAGCGGCTAGCGCCATCATGGACTTCTTGATTACGTCAT